TGCCACACCTCATAGGAGGGCTGTCAGCGGCTCTTACAGGCTCTCTACGCGCTTTATTGGACTCTGCCCATATCAACAACGCGGCAACCATGCTAAAGCTCAAGGGCGCCAAGATGTCTGGTCAGTCCCAACAAGTGGATGTGACGCAGATTGTGGAGATTGAGGGAGCACCCGGCGTACAGGACATTCGCCAAATCGCTATGCCTATGCCGTTCAACCCACCATCGCAGGTGCTTTTCCAGCTTCTAGGCTGGCTTGACACAGCGGCGAAGGGGGTAGTGTCCACCTCAGAAGAAAAGATCGCTGACGTCAACGCTAATGCCCCTGTAGGCACTACTCAAGCGTTGATTGAGCAAGGCGCGGCGGTGTTCTCATCAATTCACGCACGTTTGCACGATTCACAAGCGCGTGTGTTGAAAATATTGTGTCGTCTGAATCGTTGGCATTTCAATGAGATGCGCAAGTCAGATGTGGTGGCGGATCTGGAGATCAGTCGTGAAGACTTTCAAAAGAACACGGACGTAATCCCAGTCTCTGACCCGCACATCTTTTCTGAGACTCAGCGTATGGCTCAGATGCAAGCGGTGTTGTCTTTGGCAGATAAGCACCCACAGCAGTTCAACATGGACAAAGTGCTGGCGCGTTCGCTTAAACAGATGAAGATACCTAACATCAATGAGTTGATGAAGGATGTTCCAGCACCTGAACAACGTACTTCTGCAGATGAGAATGCGGCTATGTTGATTGGTCAACCTGCATATGCGTACATGCAACAGGATCACATTGCTCACATACAGGATCACTTGCAGTTTGCGATGAACCCGTTCTTGGGTCAGTCGCCATTTGCAGATCCAAACTACCTGAACAATTTGATCGAGCACATCAAGCAACACATGACGTTGTGGTACTTGAATCGTAGCAACGGTTATGTGGCGCAGTCTCGCGGTGGTAAACCCGTGGACAACTACGATGATCCATTGTTGACTGGCACGATTGACCAGCTTTACACGGCTGTTGGTGCTCACGTATCGATTGATACAAAGGAAGTGTTTGAGCAGTTTGCGCCTGCGTTCCAGCAGTTGATTCAACAAGCTCAAAAGCGCCAGCAGTCACAGAAGCAAATGTTGCCGCCAGATGCACAAGTTGTCAAAGACACAAACATGGCGGAGACACAACGCAAGGCTCAGGACGACCAAGCGCGTTTGCAGTTGGACACGCAGAAGTTGCAGATGGATATGCAGAAGCACCTCGAAGACAACAAGACAAAGATTGCCATCGAGAATGCGAAGCTGACACATCAAACAATTGCAGATATTGCCACTGGGCAATTACCCGAAACCGCGCCTACAATGGGCGCACCAACGGCAGAGATGCCACAACCTCAAGGAGTCCCAAATGGCAGTTTCTGATCAAGAACAAAAAAGTATCAATGTGCCTCAGCACAAGCGTTTAGCTATGGGCGAGAAGCTCACAGGTCAAAGCATGCAACCTAAGGGTGGCGACAAGCCCAAGGGTGGTTTGGCTCAAGCTAAGAAAAAATGATTGAACAATTGATCCATGTGATCAAAATTCGACAAGCAGAATTGGCGCACTCCCTTGCCTTGGGGAATGCGTTCAACTGGGAGTCATACCAGCGCATGGTCGGTGAGTATCAGGGGTTGAAGTACACCCTTGACTCACTCGACAATTTGTTGCGCGAAGACGAAGGTAGAGAAGATTAACCCCAATCCTTGGGGCTAAAGGCCGCGCTGAAAAGTGCTTTAACGATGCACCTGAAATATGGTGATTTTAGGAGTGAGTATGAGTGATAAAGAACCGATCCCGACAATATCGGGTAGTGAGGGCGTACCTGATCAGCAGGAGCTACATTGGGCGTTCCCAGACGTAAGTCCGGGTCAGGCGCCGTATGGTGGTCGAGTAGTTGTTCAACTACGTCGTATCAAAAAGACTACTGCCAGCAAGATCATTTTGGTTTCCGAAACCAAAGAGACTGAGAAGTGGCAGAACATGATTGGCAGAGTCGTAGCGGTTGGCCCTTTGGCCTTTAAGAACCGCGACACGATGGAGTCATGGCCTGAGGGCAGTTGGGCAAGCGTAGGTGACTACGTCCGCGTACCTAAATGGGGCGGTGATCGTTGGGAGCGTTCTGTTCCTACCGAAGAGGGTAACGAAGACCCAGTCCTTTTTATGACCCTAAACGACCACGAACTGATTGCCAAGATCACTGATGATCCGCTTTCGTTCAAAGCATACGTTTGATCGGAGAAAATCATGAGTACAGATAAAAAAGAAACAATGGAATTGAACATTGAAGAGTCAAAAGACGGCTCTGCAGTGATTGATTTGCCTGATGACATGATCACTGCTGGTGATGATGATCAGGAAGAACCGAACAAAGTCGATTTGACTGACAAACGTGACGGTGGAGAGGTTTCTGCAGAAGAGGAAGACCATCCAGACGACACTGATGCGGTCAGAGCGGCAAAAAGAGCGCGTCGTAGGTCTAAAAAAGACCTAATTCGCAAGACAAACGAGGAAAAAGACGCTCGTTTGCAACATTTGCAACGTGAAAACGAGGAATTCAAGCGTCGTTTGTCTAATGTAGAGCGTGAGACTAAGAATAGTCAGATTGCTCGCATTGACAAGCACCTTGAAGACCAAAAAGTACGCCTTGAATACGCCAAGATGAAGATGTCTGAGGCTGTTCAAGCTGGTGATGGCGATGCAATGGTAGAAGCGCAGACGATGTTCAACGAAGCACAGTCTGCAGTGGGTGAGTTTGCCCGTGCCAAGCAAGTTGCAGAGCGTGAAGCCAATAATTCTAGGAGTGACGTGCAGGTGGTTGATCCAACCATTCAGCGCAACGCCGCAGACTGGATGAGACGCAACAATTGGTACCGTCCAGACACTTCAGACCGTGATTCTCAGATCGCTAAGAAGATTGATGAACTGCTGGTTACAGAAGGTTTGAACCCATCTGATCCAGATTATTGGGATGAATTAGATAATCGCTTGCAAAAAGCATTACCACACCGCTACAATGACAACACAGACAGTAATTCCACTGTTAGAAAACCGAGGAACGTTGTGGGTAGTTCAGGTCGTGAAGCTTCAGCCGCATTTGGTGGTAACAACCGCACACAATTCGTGCTTTCTCCCGAACGGGTCAAAGCCATGAAGGAAGTGGGCGCTTGGGACAATCCAACGCGCAAGAAAGCAATGATTGAAAACTTCATCAAATATGACCGTGCAAACGGCACCCGTTAACTAATACTTGGAAACCTATCATGACTGAATCACGTCTCAAAAAATCTCTCAACGCTGGTGGACGCAAGGATCGCGGAAGCGAGGACGCAACCCGCACAGCACCTGAGGATAAGTTCATTTCTACGCAGGAACGTCGCAAGATGTGGAGCGAGGAGTGGACGCAATCAGCTTTGCCAAAACTGCCCAATATGGATGGGTGGCACCTTTGCTGGCTTTCGACAACCAACAGCTACGACTCCATCGATAAGCGGATTCGCCTAGGGTACGTTCCAGTTAAATCTGAAGAGTTACCCGGCTATGAAGACTATCGCGTGAAGGCGGGAGAACATGTTGGCTATATCTCATGTAACGAAATGTTACTGTTCAAATTGCCTATGGATGTTTTCCAAGAGATCATGATGCACCATCATTACGACCAACCTCGTGATGAAGCTGAGAAACTTCGTGTTCAATTGGAAAGTTTGCAAGGTCAACGTGACAGCAACGGTAAGCGACTTGTGGATGTCGAGGGTGAAGGTCTTGGTAATTTTGATCAACAGCCAAGCAAACTACCCGTATTTTCGGGTTAACCCAAGGAGTTTAATATGAGTGCAACCTCTGCTCCGTTCGGCTTGCGCCCCGCGTTCCACCCTTCTGGTCTGGATCGCGCTCAGGCGTTGGCAAACGGTATCGTTTCTGGATATTCCACAGACATCTTAAAAGGCGCACCTGTGCGCTATAACAGCACTGCTGGTACATCCGTAGCCGCTGGTACTATCACCAATGCCGCCGCATCTGGCGCTTGGTCTGGTGCTTTCGCTGGCGTCGAGTTTACCGACACTACTGGTCGTCGTCGCGTGAGCAACTACTGGCCTGCTAGCACAACCTTCCAAGCAGGTTCATGCGTTGCTTATTTCTACAATGATCAAAACATTATTTACGAAATTCAAACCGACGCAACCATTGCCCAAACATCTTTGGGTGGTGAGTACAACTTCTCTGCAACTACTGGTCTGACAGTTACTTCTGGTTCTAACGTGACTGGCTTGTCTTCGACATGCTTGGGCGTTTCTACCGCTGTTGCTGACGGTTCTCAAGGTAGCATGCGCGTCGTTGATATTGCTCCTTATGTGGACAATAACTGGGGTGATGCCTTCGTTATTGTTCGTGTTGTTAACGCTCGTTCACAGTACTTCGGTTCTGTGACAGCAATTGTTTAAGGAGGACTAAAAAATGGCCGCTCCAATGCGCAGTACCGACTTTCGGTCTATTGTTGAACCCATTCTGAATGAGTGCTTTGATGGTGTATACGATCAACGTGCCGATGAATGGAGCCGTGTTTTCCGTGAGGAAGACGGCATCCCACGTAACTACCATGAAGAACCCGTCTTGTACGGCTTCGGCGCGGCACCCCAGTTGCCTGACGGCACTCCTGTGACGTACCAACAAGGTGGTGTGTTATTCCTCAAACGCTACGTGTACAAAGTATACGGTTTGGCATTTGCTTTGACCAAAGTTTTGGTTGAAGACGGTGATCACATCCGTATCGGTCAAGTTTACGCTCGCCATTTGGCTCAATCCTTGGTGGAAACCAAAGAGTTGTTGTCTGCTAACGTGTTGAACCTCGCCTTCACTGGTGGTGCTTCAGCAGGTGGCGACGGCGTGTCTTTGGTCAACACTGCTCACCCAATCGTGAACGGTACTTTCAGCAACCAATTGGCTACATCTGCCAACTTGTCCCAGACTTCTTTGGAACAAATGTTGATCCAGATCCGTCAAGCTGTTGACAACAACGGTAAGAAGATTCGTTTGGTTCCACGTCAATTGATCGTGGCTCCCGGCAACATCTTCCAAGCTGAAGTTCTCTTGAAGTCCGTCTTGCGTACAGGTAACGCAAACAACGACATCAACCCTGTCAAGTCCATCGGTTTGTTGGACGAAGGCGCGGCTGTTCTGTCACGTTTGTCAAGCCCTACAGCATGGTGGGTTCAGACTGACGCTCCTGAGGGCATGAAGCTCTTGATGCGTCGTCGTCTTGAGAAGACTATGGAAGGTGACTTCGAGACTGACTCTATGCGCTACAAAGCGACAGAGCGTTACGACGTTGGCTTCACTGATCCACGCGCCGTTTACGGTACCGCTGGCGTCTAAGCCAAGGGGGTGGAATATACTCCACCCCTTTTTTTTAATTCTGATCAAGCTTTTCAAGGAGAAGATCAAATGCCTCAATTTTCAGACGACCTATTCTTAGGTTCTGCTCCCGGAGCAATGGGTACAGCCGCGTATCCAATATCTGGCACGTACACAGGTTCTATCGCTACAACCGTTTTGACAATCACTGCTGTTTTGCAGGGCGACCCAATCACAATTGGATCGTGGGTTAACGGTACTGGTGTTACTGTTGGTACATTTATTACTGGTTACGGTACTGGTACTGGTGGTGTAGGAACCTACACTGTTAACGTATCTCAGACCGCAACTAGCACAACGATCTACACACAAGGTCAAGCAGTTCTTGGAAATCCATCCCCGATGGAAACAGGTATTGGCCCTCTGGGTCGTATCTATACATTTGATTGCATTCCTTTGACTTCAAATGCCGCAAACATTTGTGCTTCACAAACTCCAGCCGCCGCAGGTAATTTGACATTGCTGACGACAAGTTTGTTGGGTGGCAAATTTATTACTCGTCCTGATAACGTCGCTGTTGTTCAACTAGACTGCCCACGCGCTGTTAGCGCTACTTTGGCGGCTGGCGGTACAGCAACTACGATTACCATCACTGGTTACGATGAGTACGGTCAGCGTATGTCTGAAGCTATCACTTCAGTTGCAAATGCAACGACCAATGGCAAAAAAGCGTTTTACCAAATTTCTTCTGTAGC